TCGGGTTTCAGCGTGCCGCCTTACTTAACGACAATGCTGATTTCATCGTTGCCCGCCGTGGATGGCACCAGCGTCAGCGGCACGTTCAGCATCTGGATGCCGTTGCTGTCGCTGTACGTCGGGTTTGAAATATCGACGCGGCTGGACGTGATCTGCACTTTGTTGCCGGACACCGTGCCGTGGGTAATGTCCAGCGCGCCCAGGCTCGATGCCAGCGCGATGCTGAAAAAGTCCTTGGTGGCGATGGTCGGGGCTTCAAACACCACCGAACCCGTGACCTGGCGGTCGGTCATCAGCACGTCCTCGGCGCCGATCAGCGTGCGGTAGGTCACCGCGTTGCCCATGTTCAGGCTCAACGACTCCATGGCGGCGCTGTAGCTGAACAGGCTGAAGCCGGTCGTGTTGCTGCTGTTGGCGGCCAGTGGCGTCTGGAACGGGGTGTAAGTCACCGTCGGGGCGGCTGCATCGCTCGGGGCGTTGTACAGGCCGGTAAACGTGAACTTGAACACGGGGATCTGGCTGGTGTTGATCATCATTTCAACATTGCCGCGCGCGCCAGTGATTTTGTGCAGCACGCCGTCCACGTTGTAATAGATCGTGGCCGAACCGAACGATGCAGACACCGGCGTGTAGGTCACGTCCGACACGCCATCGGCTTCAGCAAAGCCGCAGGCCATCAGCAGCGGGCCGTAGGCGGGCGCAGTGCCGGCCGTGCCGGAACCAGCCATCTCGACCTCGAATTCGCAGCCCACATACTTGGACGCGATCAGCTGTTCGGATGCTCCCAGGTAAGGGCGCACCAGGTCGCGGCTGACCATCTCGGCGCTCAGCGGCGTGATGGACAGGTTGCGAACCAGGATCGCGTTGGCCGAACCTGTAGGCGTGGGGTCCACGCCGTAGGTGGCTTCGGTTTTTGCCAGAATTGTGCGCTTGCGGGAAAGAAGGGCCATGATTTACCTCGCGTGGTGTGGTCGTATTTTAACTCAATGAATTCAGGGTGGTGCGGTACTTGACCGCATATTCAGCGGAAACCACGCCGGCCGTCTGATCCGCCTCGATCATTTCAAACGCCACCGTCGCCGGCAGCAGGTCGATGGCGTAACCGTTCAGCGTGGCGTCGCTCATCAGTTTGGCGTGAATGTCCACCAGAACGGGGTCGGCAAGCTGGTCCGGCACGTCGCCGCGAACGATCACAGCGACGCGAACCTGCATGGTCCACATCAGCGTGCCCAGCGTGTCCTGGTCGGCCTGGTCGCTCACCGGCTCCACCACGATGGCCGGCGATTCGCCACGGGCCAGCGGTGTGACGCGGCTGCGGTAAATGCGTGAACCGACGCCAGCGGTGCCAGCCAGGGCCGTTACCATGCGCGCCAGGATCAGTTCGCGTTTGCTGGCCATGTCAGACTTTCGACAGGTAAACGATGGCGAACCGGCCATCGTCCTGGGCGCGCACTTCGCGCACCGTGTATGCGGCGCCGTCCACCGTCAGGGTGTCGGCGTATTTCAAATTCGGGTAGACGCGGGCCTTCACGGTCAGCGAATAATCGGTCGTGATAACCATGCCGCCGGCGATCACCTCGCTGGGCATGTCCAGCACGCCAGTGGTGGCTGTCACGCCATTGGTGACGGGAACGCCGAAGTCGGCCAGGAACCCGTCCAGGTTCTCACTTATTGCCACGGCCGCGCCCCTTGCGCTTGTCCTCGGCCACCACAGCGACAGTCTCCACCGTGTCCAGCACGACGGGCGCCGGCACAGGTGCAGCCTCGGCTGCCATGCTTGCCTTGCCCATGCGGATCAGCACGCGCGCATCGCTCTCGGACACGTCCACGACTTGCCCCGCTGCGACCATGCGGCCATCGGCCACTGTGTTTTTCAAAATCAAAATGTTCATGTGAAAAAAGGGCCGGCGTTAACCGGCCCTTCCTCTGTTACTGCTTAAGGGGCAGTGTACTTGCCGTAGGTGAACGACTCAGCGTGACGGACAGCGATGTCGGTGTCCTGCAAAGCGACCACGCGGATGGTGCCGCTGGTGCTGTTGCTGTACGGATCGACCATCAGGTCCAGGCCAGACCAGAAACCGATCAGCAGTTCAGCGAAGTTGCCGAACAGCACGTCGCCGGCGGTGACCTGGTTGGACACTTCGGTGCGGTAACCGTTGACGGTGTTGCCTGGCTCCCAGATCGTTGCGTCAGTGCCGGAACCGAACTTGGCCGTGGACTTGTAAACACCGCGCTGGGCAGGGTTCACCAGGTAGGTCATGCCGTTCACGTCAGCGTTGTCGCTGGCGATGCCGGTTTCCATGGCCACCAGTTCAGCGAACGTAGCGTTTGCAGCTGCGAATGCGACGGTGTTGATGCCAGTCTGGCCGGTCAGACCCTTGGGCTGGTTGTCGGCGTTGGTGCCGTACAGCGCAGCCTTGTCGATTGCCAGGGCAATGACAGTGGCCAGGTCCGAACGAACCATCGTCTCGATGTCGATGCTCGACTGCAAAGTCAGGCGGCGGCTGAAGTCTGTGTAAGCGCCCACAGTCTTCGGTGTCATCGTCACCTGGTTGATGGTCTGCTGGGATTCTGTCGGGGCACCCGATTCAGCGACCCAGTAAGCCGTGGCAGCGCCGGACTGGCGTGGGATGGCGATGTTGCCGACCAGGCCGTTCAGCACAGTGGCGCCGGCGCGGACTGCGACGGAACGGTTGCGCAGCAGTTCGATGAACGAACCAGCCAGCAGGTCGGTGGCGACCAGGTTGCCGCCAGCAGTTGCGGTGCCGACGTTCAGGTCGCGGCGCAGCACATCGGCGGGGATCATGTAGCCACGGGCAGCGCGGCCAGTCTTCTTCGATGCGGCTTCAGACAGTTCGCGCTCGTAGGCAGCGGCTTCCCAGGCGGCTTTGTCGCCAGGGTTGGCCATTGCGTGGATGGCACGCACGAACGAATAGGCGCGGACTTCTTTGTCCGACAGGCCCAGGTCGGCTTCTTTGCCGGTGATAGGTTTTTGGTCCACTTTGATTTCCTCCAGGAATGCGGAACGGGCGTCGTCCATGGACTTGCCCTCGTTGATAAGTTTGCGGCTCAGATCAGGGTGATTGAAACGCTCTCCCAGGGCGGTGATGGCAGCGATGCGCGAACGCTCGGCTTCAGCGGCCTGCGTAGCGACCACCTGCACATCCACGGCTGGCGCGGTTGCTTCGGTCATAGTAATTTCCTCGGGTGGTTGCTCCGCAGGCGCGGAATCTTCGGAACGATGCACAAGAACATCGCGCTCATCCCCGTCTTCACTGCGCCCAAACCCGACAGAGTTGTCGGCGGGCACCGTGACGGCGGAAATTTCGTAAGGCTCCCAGCGGGTCGCCATAAATGTGGATTTGCCGTCCTTGACGCTCTCGGTCATCTCAGCGATGCGGTAGCCAAACGACACGTTGCGCAGGATGCCGTCGTTGACCATGCCCAGCACCTCGTCGGCGCGGGCCGTCTTGGCAAAGCGAACGCGGGCATAACCGCGTTTGTCGGCGCCGATGCGGGCTTCCTCGACCACGCCGATGATCTCGTCCATGTTGTGATTAAACAACAGTGGGGCGCCGTCGTTCAGGCGGGTCAGGTCGGCCGCGCCAGATTTGTGGCTCAGAACCTCGTCGCCAAACCAGCGTTCGACCGGCAGTTCGCTGCTAAACGGGAATTCGACCGTGCGCGTTTCAGCGTCAACGGTGATGCCTTCCGTTTGAATTGCTCGGGTCAGCTGTGGCAGCTGAAACCGCTTTTCCAAGTCTTGCATATTTTCCCCAAGTTGGGCCGATTGTGCGCTTGCCGAATTATACCGCCAAGTCAGCAAGCGCTTACGTTTACTGATCTTCAGTGACGTCATCGGATTCTGGCGGGGTGCCAGTTGCCGCCGGCTCGGGCGCCTCGTATTGCGCGGCCCCCTTGTTGTCCACTTCGGACGGATCGGTGTCGAACACCAGGTCCATGTCCTCGGCCATTTGCAGTTCGCGTTTGCGCTGCTGCATCACGTCCTCGATGTCGCCGCCTTGGCTGGCGATCACGTCGGCCAGCGTGGTGAAGCCGCAGCGCACCGCGTTCTTGTAGGCGTCCATTTCCTTGGCCGGATCGACCCAGGCCCAGCCGCGCGGAATCCAGCGCACTGCGCGGAATGCCTCGGGGTTGGCCTCGTAGCCAGACAGCGGCAGTTCGCCGGACAGCACCGCCATGTCCAGCCATTCCTCAAACACCGGCCGGTGGAAGTTCTCGATCATCCAGGTTTGCAGGACGCGCCAGTTGTCGCGGTCGTCCAGCAGCGACAGCCGGCTGCTGGAATAGTTGCTGGCGCTGTAGTCGCGGGACAGCGTGGCGTAGCTCACACCAATGCCGGCAGCCATGGATTGCAGCATGGCCTGGACGAACGGGGCAAACTGGCCGCCTGGCCGTGTCGGCTTGCTGTCGGTGTATGTCTCACCAGGCAGCAGGCGCTCAATCTTGCCAGGCTCAAAGTTCGTGACCGCCTGGCCGTTGG